GTTGTTAGGCATATCTATAGGTGCTACTTTGCTTTGTGCATTTCCTGTAGGTCGTGGGGTGTATGATTTAGGAATAGAGTTTACTTCCTCAGATGAACTTAGAGACTTATCCTCTACATATCCTTTACCATCTTTTTTAGTCTTTAGTTTATAAAGAACCTCATTCCAATAGTGAGAACAATTAACTCCACCTTTGAATTTAAATAAGTCGTAAGGTTGCCCCTTATGTCCTAGCTTCTCATTTACTCCTGCTCTACTTGCTTTGTCGATGTCTTCTAAACGATATACTACTCCGTTTGCAGTTCGTGCCATCATTTTAACACAGAATTCTCGTGAGTTAGCTTTATTATATCGTGCTGCATATTCATATCGAACCTTGTAAACAGATTTGTCTAAGTTAGATTCTCTACTTGGCTCTGATTTAATTACAGATGCTAAACGTGCTAATACGCTTTTCTTTGGATTTAAAGCATTATTTACCCATTCTTCTGTACTTATGTTATCCGCCTTTACTTCACGCTCTGTAACGCGCTCCCATTCGTCTCCTAATACTTCTCCTGCTAAGTCGTTTAATAGAACTTCTAACTCTTCATCCGTAGCCTCTGAACTTAACTGCGTTCCTGTTTCTTGTGCTACTTGCTCTTCAGTTTGAGCATTCTCTAAATCTGTAAATTCAAGTGGTTTAAGAGTTCTAAAGAATAGGTTAAGACTGATTCCGTTAACTGCTAAGATTCTATCAATAGCACTAAGCAATACTTCTTGTTTTGGTCGTATAACTAAATTATCGAATAACACAAAACTATTTTGTAACTCATCCGCATTTGAACTAAAGCCATTTGTTGAAGCAATACCGAAAAGCAAAGGACTTGTAACGTTATGTGATAACATAATCTTACGCATACATTCCTCACTTAACTGATTGTATAAATCGGGAGCATTGTCTACAGGAATAGAATCTATTGTAGTTTTACTTTCGGCATTGTTATTAAATGCTACGATTACTCGTTGACCATTTGCGCCTGTAAGTTTAGACATAACCTTAGAAGAAATAATATCTTGCTCCTCTGGGGTTGGTTGTCCATTATTGAAGTTTACTACCGTGCGTGAACTAAATGAAGACTGAACCTCAGAAATTAAGTAGCTTGATATCTCCTCTTCTAATACTGTGTAAGGGATGCCACCTTGATAATCTACATAGCTAAAGTATTTCATCCCTACCGAATAAGGTTGAATGAACATAATTTCTACTTGCTCATTACCAAATCCAAATGCAGGAATTCTCTTAGGTGCGTAGTTTCTTAAATCTTCCCAATTATCAGAATAGTAATAGGCTTCGATTTGTCCGTCTTTATTGCACTTCTCAGGTGCTAAAAGATGCACAGGAATATGATACGCCTTTAATACTTTGCTTCTATCCTTAGAATAATGTACCTGGAACGCTGCTTGTCCCAACATCTCAAAATCTAATACTACTTTACGCATATCGTCTGCGTTAATCATAGCCATCATCTGAGCGTACTCGTTAGGCTTTCTTGAAGCATCTACTGCGCTTAAACCTTTGCCATATACCAAACGGCTAATATTGTTTATAATAGCGTTATTAGTAGTAGAGTTTTTATATCTATCAATTAAGAACTGATAGTAAGAGTTGTTTTCTCCATACGTTACCCACTCATTCTTCTTTGATTCCTCAATGACAGGCGCTTCGTATTTTGCTAAATTTAAGATGTGTAGATTACTCATAAATTATAAAGTCGTTTGTTGTGGTCGAACTTACATACTGACCATTGTTTACGCTAAATGATACCAAAGGCTGATTAGTACAAAATATCTTGTCTTTAAATACTATATCACTTCCGTTTTTTAATACCAACATATAGAAATGATTTTCAACTAAATCAAATATAGCTTCTATAGTGTGGTAATATTCACCTACCGTAGAATCGATTATAGTTACAACCTGCGTATCATTTGTTTGCTCGTCAGTTAACTCCAAAGTATCATAGCTTTCCTCTCGTGGAATGAAGCTAATAATTTGGCTTGTAGCTGATACATTTAATACTATCATACTATATTAACTTAAACACTTCGATATTGTTTTAAAAAAGAAAAGGGTAACCGAAGCTACCCTAATCCAACTATTATGAAAGAAAAACTATACAGTTACAATAGTGGCGTTAGAAAGAACCGTTCTAAGTCCTACCTCAGTTGAACAATTTAAGAAGTTTGCAGGGATATTCTCCATTCCTGTGAACGTCAAAGTGTACCCAGAAAAATCCCCAAGTGCCGTTCCGTTAGAGATAGTACCCGCAGTTACATCCATTCCTCTCTCTACACCTGCAAGAAAGAACTGATTATTTCTGTTTCTTACCACGATGTGAGGACGTCCGTAAGCAAGTAACTTAACCATTTTATGGGTGGCTACATCTTGCTTTTTCAAGTTAGCAACTAAAACCTGCTCTACAAAAGTAGTTCCGTTGTCTCTTGAAGAGTTTATCGTTTGCTCAAAAGAGTTAGTTCCTTTAAGTTCGAATTTATACACGTTTGTTACGTTGTTAATGTCATCAATAACATCCGTGTTGGTAACGTTATACGTTAAATCATTTGGGTAAGAATAGTCTCCGTAATTGATAATGTAGATAGCATCTAAACCACCTACCGCATCTTTACAAGGCTCTATTCTTCCGTTTGCGATATCACAACTCATTTTTTTAAGTTTTAAATATTATAAAAAAAAGGGTGGTAGATATTCCACCACCCTCGTTATTTTATTGGTTAAGATTAGTTAGCTGAGTTAGTTACACCGTAAGTAACACAATCTCCTGCAAATCCGTATTTAGCATCTGCAGTAAAACGCATAATTACTCGTACGTTTTGAGAACCATCAAGGTCTGCCATATCGATAACTTTAACTTCATTCAAGTCAGAAAGAAGACCCGTAGCGAAGTGTAGGTTAGAAGACTGAGTCAAAAGACCTTTGTTGTCATCAAGACCATAAGCCAAGAAGATTGGAATACCATCGAAAGAAAGTGAACCGTTAGTATACCACTGAGTACCTTGTGCGTTAACACCATTAGCACCCAAACCTGATGCACCAAATCCACCCAAAGCACGGATATAAGCACGTACGATGTTAGAAGAAAGATACAATTTCAAATCTGGTTGTCCGTACAAACGTGATGGACAAGCATCTACGATTTTACCAAGTTCAGCAATAACGTCACCTGCATCTACTGTAGTACCTGCTACCTCTTGTGCGGATGGTAAAGCAGAATCAACTGCAAGTTGGCGCATAATACCCGAGAACTCACCTGCAGAAGCATTGTTACCTTCCCAAATAACACCTTCCATATGAGAAGCAACTTTCTCAGCTACGTGAGCAATAAGGAAATCAGCGAAAGATTTAGGAAGAACATCGAATGCTCCGTAACCCATCTCAGCCGCTTGCCAAGTTTGGTGGAAATCTTTTTTACAAAGTTGTAGGTTAACTTGGAACTCTTCAGGATTCAATACTCTTTCAGTAAGAGTTAAAGTTGAAGTAGCATCGAAGTCACAAGTAGCGTTCTTAACGATTCCGTCAGTAGCAACACGTTGGATAACTTGCTTGTACTTAACATTTGGGTGGATAGTTAAACCACCTTGCTCTAAAGTTGGTGCAGACAAAAGCGCTGCAGCAATGTACTTACCTGCGAACTCCCCAGCATAAGTAGTTGTAATTGATGTTGTAGTAGCCATCTTTTTTTTAAATTATTAGTTAATTATTTATTTAATTTTTCAAGAATAGAATCCATTGTAGTTCTTGCTCTTTTAGAAGCAAATTTGAATCCCTCAACTTTATTTACATTCTCAGGGTTGAAAGTGATAGGAGATACTTCCTCTAATTCAACCTTATTTTCTTTAGTAGTTTCTTCAGTAGCAACTTCTGTAGTAGGCTCAACTTTTGAAAACATTTCTAACTTAGCTTTCAACTCTTCGTTTTCAATTTTAAGTGCTTCCATTTCTGAGAAGAACGTTTCTTTAACGATAGATTCAACTGTCTTTTTAATGTCTTTAGGTGCTGCGGCTTCTGCTTCAACTTCTACCTCTGCTTCTGCTTCTGGCTCTTCAATTGGCATTTCCTCTTCAGCTTCCATTTCTTTAATTTCAGCAATAATACCTTCTTCGATTACTACCAACATTTTAGAATCTTCCAATTCATACTCTCCTACAGGCAAAGCAATTTTTTGGTCTTCAGCAACTATAAAAACTTCTGCTCCTGCTTCAAATACTTCAGCTTCCAATACCGTTACTCCGTCTGAAAGTTTCATAGTACCCAATTTAACTTCCATCCCGAGAAGTTCTTTAATTTGATTGATTACGTTCTTTTTCATATTTAACATTTATAACTTAATAACTTTCGTGTTTTTGTTCTGTTGTATTTTTTAATTAATCTGTCTTTCCGTGTTCGTGTTTACAACGTTACTTACGACTTGATTTACCGTACTACCAACTCCTTGATTTTGCAACTCTCCTGTGCAGCATTTTGAGTTATACGTACCATCGTCACAAAGGCATCCTCTTTTACCGCCTTTAGGACTTGTCTTACTTAGTGTTTTTTGTTTTGCCATCTTATTTGTTTTTGATTTGTTCTAATTTACGTTGCGCCCATTCTACTCCTTCATCTCCACCCCAAGCTAACCACATTAATCTACCACATCCATCTCCTAACTCCTTGTCAGAGTTTTGACGTTGACGTTCAAACGATGCCATTCGTGCAATAGTTTCTTCGCTTATAGGTTCGCCATTTGCTAACTGATTTGCTCGTGCTTTACCTACAGGTGTTCCGCAATCTCCCCATCCGTTTTCTTCTGCATATCTTAAAGCTATCTTAGCGTTTTCTTTAGCTGCTTCTGGATAGTCTGTGTAGCTTTCAAGTTGTAATGGTAGTTCGTCTTTATGATATAAATACTCGCTATCTTCTGTATGTACCGCTCCCGTCATTAAACGACCTGAAGCGTCTTTATGCGTTGGGCCTGTATATACCTTTCCGTCTTTTGTGTAATGCTCTACTCCCTCTTCTAATTCCTCTTGTTCAGCTTTTAAAATAAGTGCTTTTAACTTCTCAATTAATTCCTCTTCTGTTTCTGGCTCAGTAATCGTAGGTTTAAGGCTCATTTCGTATTTATCTGCAAAGTAACCTTCTATAGAAAATCCTTTTACTTTACCTTCTTTTACGTCTTTCCATACTTCATCATTATTTACCTTCATAGAAATCATCCAAGTTCCTACAGGTAGACTGAATCCGTATTTTGCAGATTTGTCTTTTTTCTCATCTTCGATAATCCACGATTCTACCACACTCATTCCACTTAATTTTTTATCGTGTTCGTATGTAGCGTTATTTTGGTTTGCTCTCATTAGAAATAACTCAGATGCTTTTCTAACTGTGTCCTTACTGAAATAGATATGATACTCTTCGTTCTTGTCGTTACGTCTGTAGATTTGTTTATTAGGCACTAAAGCAGCACCCATTAAGATACGCTTCTCAGTATCTATTTCTTTCAACTCTACTTCGTGTTTATGTAACGCAATAAAATTCTCTTCTATTGCAGGAGAACTAACTACAGAAACGGCATCTATCCCGCTCATCTCATCGTTCTCGTCTATCACTAATTCTATTATCTTATTCATAACCTAATAACTTTATAATTATCCAAACGTTGCGTTATTCACTCTATTCCTATCTAAAGACTGAGCAGTCGTTACATCTCCACTTACTACATAGGCTTGAATTAATCCCTCTCCTAATCCTGCTAGTGGATTAGTTGCTTGAGCGTTTCCTACTAAGTTAAAGTTAGGAGTGATAACTGAACCACCTCCACCTCCGCCACCACCACTTGGTGTAGCAGAAGCACTAATAGAACCGCTACCTTCAAACTTTTGTGATGCTATTTTAGCTACGTTTCCTAATCCTGCTGCTACGGCTATACCTGCTGCGATAGCACCTCTAATAGGTGACGTTGGGTCGGGCAATGGTAAGAACTGAGATTGATACGCACTAACTGCACTCTGGTAAGTTGTAATTACTGCTGCCGCTATACTTGCCGCCTTTTGTATCTCAAATGCTCTCTTAGCTTGTTTCTCTCCTTTCTTAGCAAAGACTTCGGATAAGTCAGAGATTAATGTTAAACCTTGTAAAACTGCTGCGTATTTTAATTCTTGAAGTTTTGCTATTCCTTCTTGTTCTCTTGCCCACGCTTCCTCTTGTCTTATTTCATCTGCTTGTTCTGCTGCTAATCGTTCTGCTCGTAAAGCATCTTCCATAGCCTTCTCTTCTTCTGCGGCTTTTGCTGCTGCATCTAACTTTCTTTGGTAGGCTTGTTCTTGTCTAATTTCATCAAGTTCGATTTGCTCTAAATCAAATTTAGCTTTGTCTTCAGCAAGTTCTTTTAACTTATCATTAGCTTCCTTTTCTGCTGCTAATCGTTTAGCATCTGCGTCTTTTTGTGCTTGTCTACGAGCATCCGCTGCTTGTTTATCAATAGCTTGTATTTCTAATTTAAATCCTGCTTGTTGGTTCTTTAATTCTGCTAAAGCCTTTTTAGATTCTGCAATAGCCTTCATTCCTTCTTCTTCTACTTCTTTAGGGTCAAAGATTAATGAAGCAGTCCAATCCATTACTTGGTCTTGCAAGTTCCAATCCTTACCTAAAAATGCGCCTATCTCGTCTACGGTTTTTAAGAGTAGGTTTATAGGTGCTAAAATAAATTGAAGTATTCCTTTAAGTATCTCTTTGTTTCGCTGCTCGGCTTGTATCTGTGCCTTTAAAGTTTGCTCCTGATTCTTAATAGATATTTCATAAGCCTTTATAGCTTCATCTGTTTGCTTTATTTTAAGCTGAAGTATTTGCTTTTCTGTAAGTCCTTGTAGCTTTAAGATATTGTCTTGAGAATCTAAACTCTCTAACTTTTCTTTCTGTAGGTCTACGTCTTTTTGTGATTTAACATTTAACGCTTCCTGCTCTGCGCTAACTCCACTAATAGCACTTTTAATGTCATCCCAATAAGCTACTAAAGTACCTACCGCAATAACTAATAAACCTATACCTGTAGCTGCGATTCCTGTACGTATTCCTTTTAACGCATCCGCTGCTACTGCTCCTAATTGCTTAAAGCTATCTTTAGCTTCCAACAATCCTTGAACACCTTGAGATAGTGCCATAGCAGATTGAACCTTCAGTAAAGTTTTCTGTAAGTCTTCAGATTCTACACCTACTAAACCTAAAGCACCTTCAAATGCTTGAAATCCATTTAACGCACCACCAATAGAAGCAGATAACGCATTGAATTTAGCGTCTGGGTTAAAGGCATCTGTTAACGCTTTAGCATCTCCGATAGCATCTTTTAATTCCGCTGCTTTCTTTGCTGCTTTAACGGCTTGTTCAGAAGTTGCACCGAACTTTTCTGCCATAGCAGTAACTTCATTCTGTGCTGCTCTTAGTTGCGATTTAAGACTTCCTAACGAGTCACTCTTAACCTCTAATTCTATTACTTTCTTTTCAGCCATTACTTACGTCTTTTACTCTTTAACTCTCTTTTACCTTGTTTGTATGCTTCACGTACACTTGTAGGTATTTTATACTTACCTTTTGCTATGTCTATAAACTCCGTTTTTCCGTAGAAATCGTCTATCTTAAGCAGTTCTAAAATATTCTTAATCATACTTCTTGTGTTAGTGTTAGGATGTCTACCTCTGTGCTTCCGTCCTCGTTTGTATAAGTTAATTCTATATCGTAAACGTTAGTGTTTCCTTCTTCTCCTCTTAGGTATTGGTTAAACTCCGTTATTAAATCGTCTGAGTTTTCTGCGATAATCGTATAACTTGGAGTTACTACAGGATAAGTAAATACAACATCCGTGTCTGTAGTAATTGTAGCAGCACTTGCCGTTACACCTGTAGTTCCCATATCTAAAGCAACCTCAGTTACTCCAGTAGGTAGCAACACACCCACCGTTACAGTTAATACTCCCTTTCCTGTCTTAGGGGCATTTAATGCCTTTATAGAACGAAAATCATTTAACAAAACTAAATCCACATCTCCTGTGGTTGTTTCCGTTTTTATCTCGTTTATGATATACCTTTTGTCCCTAATTAATATCCTATCGTTCATCTTTAGACTTGTAAGAATAGGAGTGGGGAATAATCCTTTACAACTTACTAACCTTTGTTTCTTAGAGTATAAATTAGCTAAGTAGTTATAGTAATATACTTTAAAGATATTTCTTTCAATAGGCTCTAAAAAGAATGTGCTATTATCTTGACCAAAGTTTAAGGTATATTTTGAAGAGTTATAAATTAAATCCTGCCCAAAAGGCATATAGCTTGTTATATGATTTGTAGACGTTCCATCGTTAAAGTAGAATGATACCGTCTTTTGCTCATTCATATACAATAAAATAGGCTGCGGAATAATAGGTGCTAAAGTTTTGTCTAAAGAGTAACCTACCTGTAAATCCGTTCCTGTAAACTTTTGGTGGCAAAGATTCTCAAAAGGTAATTGTATCACATACTCACCGCCATCGTAATCATATACCTGCTCTAAATCTCCATACTCACGATTATTATTAGCTGCAAATTGTGTGTTTAAAATAGTAGCACTTTTTAAATGCTTAAATCCTATTTTCTTATATAACTTTACACGCTCGTAATCTATGCTATTTATATCAATATGTTTTGTTACGTCTATTATTCTTCCTTTGCTATACCAATCCTCTAAAGGTTCAATCTGAAATATAGTAGGAGATAAACCATAACACGTTAAGTTGAATTGTTTTAATATACCCGCTACGAAATCGCTTATCTTCATATCTGGGAAATTGCCAGAAATATCTAAGTCTTTTGTAAATGTGTTATCAGTAACCGTTACATAAGCATAGTCCCAAAAGTTACCACTTGCATCTGTTAAAGAACCATTAATTAACAAATTCAACTCACACCAATAACCTACAATTACATCACCTTCTGCTCTACCCACAAAAGAAAACTCAGTATCTAAAGAACCATCCCAATCAACGATTCCTGTATATTCTGCTGCATTACCAAAAGAAGCACTAACGGTAGCTATAAGATTATCGTTTTCGTACACATCAATAAATACATCGCTTGTTGTAACATCTGCTCCACCTACTCCGTATGCATTTACATAAAACTGAATCTGTTTAAGTGTTCCGGGTACTGTACCACCTATTGAGTTTTCATTGTCGTAATTAAACTTTAAAACATTCCTATCTAATATAGCTGCCGTACCTACTCCTGTTGCTTGGCTTACCGCAGTAAAATCCAATGCTTTCCTATCTGAGTAAAAAGCAAACGTATCTTTATTCTTTAGCCATAAGTAACAATTCGTAAACCTCTTGTCATTTAGAAATAATCCTTGAAAATCTATATCATATTTCGTTTCTATAGCTTCAAATACTTTGCTTATTCTTACCGCAGGAAATAACTCGTAGTAATGCATATGGTGGCTATTCTGGCTTATGTCTTGCGCTCCACCACCGCCATACTGCCAAACTCTACTACTTGAGATTAAAGGATATCGTATGTCATAACTTGAAGAACTTGTTATCCGTGTTTGAACTTCTGCCCCGTTGTATTCGTGTGTGTAGGGGGACATATCTAAAGTGTTTAGCTTGTCTTCCCCGAAGTAATCTTGTAACGTTCTTAAATCGCCATAAAACGTAATGCTATAACTTTGTGCTAAACCCTTTTTTACATTCGCCTTTTCGAGTTGTATCTTACCCGTTCTAAATGGAATTAAATCTATCTCTATCCTTGCATCCCTTCTTACCTGATAGTCGTAGCTATTATCTATAGCATTCTCGTAGAAGTGTTTAAATATAGCGTTGTTATGCTCACTTGCAGGTACGGTAAAACTCTGTGATAAATCGGTAAATGTTTTAGAAATATCCTGTACGTTTTGAATGCTCGATGTTATAGAAATCTTTTCGTCATCGAATAACTCTAAACGCTCACCTTCAATATATATCTGTACTTTTCTTTCCATTATACTACGTTGTTAATTATATCACTTGCATACTGAAATTCTAAAGTATAGTTTATCATTTTCGTGTTTATCTGTTTAAATAACTCCGTGCTTTTCGTGTTTAGTTTAACAGGTCTATTGTCTAACAATATTCTTTCACTTGTCATTAACTCACGTAGATTCTCGCTGAAGTCCTCAGGTACCCAATCCGTATTCACCGTAATAGTTTCTGAATAGTTCGTGTTGAACGTTTTTCTTTGTCCTTCCAATACGCTATAATTAACAAGATTGGACTGAAGCAAATTATACTCTGAGTTTTCAACGTTAATACTATTCTTAGATGCCTTAAAGAAGAACTCTCTTTGCCACGCTCCGTATCTATTGATAAAGTCGCAGCAAACAGGCTCATATTTACATTCTGTTTTTGGCTTAAAGGTAGCACTCCAAAGAACATTATTTGAAGCATCTAAAATCTCCATTAAGTTCCCGTTGTCGTAGAAAGAAGTGCTTACCCTAAAAGATGTTATTACATCGCTTGTAGGTATTGTCGCATTAAATATTGTTCCTGTGCCTAACTCGGTGTATCTTAGCTTTTGCCCTGCAGTAGCATTCCACGTTACACTACCTGCCCTTTTTAAAGTATCGGTTGCTAAATTTGCGTTAGCATCGTATAAATAATAATACGTCTTTTCATATAATAATACTTCGCCTAAGTCCTCATTGTAACCTTCCGTATATAATCCGTAACCATCAAAAGCAGTATATAACTCCGTGCTACCTACCTGCGTAAAAGTTGTAGTTAATTTCTTAAATCTTTTTACTTGTACGTTGCAGCTTTCCGCATTAGTTAAAGCCGTATTGGTAACATTATAGTTGTTTTGAAACGATGGGTGCGTTATATATTCTTTTATGTACGGACTAATATTGTAAGTTGTTTTTGTAACCGTTGGCGCAGGTATAAGCTTGCTTAAAGTATACGTTGCTGAAGCTGGTACAGAAGCAGGTGACCCGTTCCATATTCTTAATTCTACTTTCGTTTCTATTTGCCCTGCTTCATCTATCTCTACTATAAATGGAGAACGTGCTGATATATTAGCCATTATTTAGGTTGTTTTATTATGTCGTTAAATAGTTTACTTGCTTCAAGTCCGTATTTATCTATTAACTCGTTTGGTAGGTTTTTGTATGCTGCCTCGAATGGCTTCGTGAAAAATAAACTCGGTTTAATTCCTTTAGAGTATATACTTCTGGTCATTAACCACGCAGTAGATTTGTAACTCATAAACTTACCGCTCTTTCTATCTTTGAATTGGATTCGTCTTTGTGTAACCCATTTCTCCATAGCTGCCGTTAAGCCGCCTTTCTTACCTGTACCGCTTCCAAATCTAAACGGAGATTGTGGTGCTTTACTTGCACTCTTCTTTCCTTTAACTCCTAAGTCCTGATACGCTCCGTACTCTTCCATACTAAAGTACATACCTATGGAATTAGGGAATACTTTTACTTCTCCTTCGATAGAGTTGTATAGCTTCTTACTAACGTTCTTATCCTTGTTCGTAAGGTTACGTTTAGCTTGTGCTATTATATGGTCTTTAAACCTATCTAAAGCCTTTTGTACTTCGTCTTTCTGCATCTTAACAGATACTCATTTCGTTTTTAACCAACACATCGAATGTCATTGTCCATCCTGCTAATAAATTCTCAAAACGTTCTGTGAATGGTTCGCAATTAGGAACACCATCTATCTGAAATAAATCCGTGTATAACGTGCCTCGTCTCATTACTTCATATACTCGTTGAAGAACTGCTAACTGAGTATTCAATACATCTTGTTCGTTATCGTTGCCTGTAAATACATCTGTAGTTTCGTCTTTTGATATATCTACAATATCCATTGCAATGATGCTTACATTAAACCTAATCACGTTTTCCTCAAACGATGCCGAGTTAACCATAATGTGAGACAAAGGAAATATAGTCTGTTTAGCTAAGTCAACATTAAAGATGCTCCCCTCTGTAACTGAATTAACAAACGGAGAACTATTTAACTCCGTCTTTAACTTATCTATAATCGTGTAGAATCCTACCATTTTTGTTGTTGCTTTTTAATTTGTCTAATTTCTATTTCCGTCTTTTGCTTCTCAAATGTTAGTAAGGTCAAACACTTAACCAATGGTTCTCTGGTAACTGCGTTAAATCTTGTAATGTCTCCTTTAGCGAGTGCATATATGCTTTGATACCAACCCCATTGTTTTCCAAATTGAGTTTGCTCTGAATAGTCGTTAAGTCCATCCCCTTCATCTCCTTCTCCAAATAGTCCATCAAAGCCGTCAACAATTCGCTTCCTAAAGTCCAAAAAAAAACCGATGCACCAAACACTACATTTAAAGGTGCGTACTTCATTACTTCCGAATAGTTAGCAGTTCCGTTGTACTCTTCTATTTCGTATTTTTCTCCTTTACGCTTTGTGATAGGTCTATACATTGCTGCCATAGCTTTATGCATCGTGTCCCAATCTGTAAGGTTGCGTTCTATATCGATATACTCACCCCAAGATATATTCTCTAAGTCAGGTACAAAACCAAACTCTAAATCTCCTATCTTAAATCTGTGTTCAAACTTTTGCTTCACAGAAAACAATTTATTGAAGTGGCTAACCATATCAGAAATATCAGATGCTTTGATTTTTATAACATCCTTTAGTTCTATGCCGCAAAATAACTCTATCATTTTCTCAGCTACAAATTCCTCATCATTTGAGTTCTCAGCTACCTTTCTAAATTCTTGGTAGTGCTTTAATGGAATCTCACTTAGTGATGTTGGTATAAGCAATTCTAACTTCATATTTTTATAACTTTTATTTATCCTTATTGTTATACATAACTGCAATGCTATAGGCTTCGTTTAAGAGCATAACATCTCTTCGCATTCTCATTGGATTGTCAAATACTATTCTTACCCTTACACGCTTTCTATCGTATATGTAGTCCTGTACTATTGCTATCATTTCCTCAACGGATGGCGTATGTCCCATAGCTATTGTTTAATCCTAAAGTTTCCATTTCGTGATACCTCAGCGCATCTATAATGTGGTCATTGCCTCCTGCAGGTTTATTTAATCTCACTCCTGTTCTATCCGTGTCCCAACAGTAGCTTCTAAGTTCTTTGATTAGATTAGTGCTGTCTGACGTTACTAAATACTCTTGGCGTTGCATTACGTCTATTCCGTAATTAATCGAGTCCTTTCCTTTCGTAACACCTTTAATCGTTATTCCTTGTCTACGTATTTCTTCTATACTTTTAGGTTCGGCACTATCAGCATATACTACTACGTTTTTTTGTAGTTCTTTAGCTATGTCAGAATTAAGCATACCTGTGCGATATACTTTCTCTCTTACTATTCTTTGTCCGTTGTATTGATATATTTCCACTATCGCAGTAGGGTCAACACTATAACCAAAGTCTAACCCTATGCCAATTAATCGTGCCTCAATCGGAATCGTGTCGATTATCTTCCAATTATTAAACACAACCCCTTCTAAACTACCTATTAAACCAAGTCCGTAAACATTCCACCAATTTCTCCAATACTCAGAAGTTTTAGCTTTCTCTTTGTTCTTTTCTATTTGGTCTATTATGGATTGGTCTAAGGCTTCGTTATCCTTGTAGGTTAGAATTATGAAGTCGCTATCTGGTTCGTCTTTTAGTTCCGTGTGTACCCAAAACTCATTCGCAGGGTTAAAGTCTAAAAATACCTCTTTCTTCGTTCTAATCGATAACTCATTGTACGCTTCAAAAGTGACGTTATTACACTCGTTAATATATAGTATATCCCTACGAGCGCCACGCAGCTTAGACGCATCGTCAGCCGAAAAGAATTCCATAACGCTGCCATTCGCAAATTCATATCTTAAAAGTGATTTATTAAAGTTTGCATCTATGTATCGATTAGTCCACCTCATTATTTTTAAGAAGTCTTTTAATGCACCTCTTCTTAAATGTGGTATTGTCTCAGCTACTATACTTATCTCAGTAGTATTCTTTAGTGCTTTGTCTATTAATACTGCTAAAATAGAATACGTTTTTGAAGCAGAAGTTCCGCCCTGAATTATTTTAGTTCGTCTTTTTAAAGATAAAACTTTATTTGTTGCTGTAGTCCTCTGAAACATCTGGGAATAAAGGTATTTCAATATTATGCTGCTCTATCTGCTGAACAGGTGCGCCATATCCTGAATCCATCAAAGCCTTATACGCTGCTACATCTCCTTCACGTGCCTTTTTAATTAAAGCCAAAGTCATTAAATCTTCCTGAGACATTGTTTCGTTTTCGCCTGTCAAAGGATTCTTTAGGTTTTGATTAACTTCTAACCATTGCCGTGCTATTGTGCTTCTATTACGGCTCCCTTTAGGTCTTCCGTTTTTTTCGGGTTGATATTCAGAACTAAATTTCTTTAGATTATCTTCTTTTGCCATAATCTCGTTTTATTCTCGTTATTTTAATTCAAAACTTGCGGTAACTCTATTTTCAGAGCCACTTGTTAAATTTCCAACATTACTTTTTAAATCACCTTTATGTGGAGTATTTCTTCCATAATGTGTACACGCCCATTCATTTGATTTTTTTAAAGCGTTTATTAAACTTGGTGCTGATGTAACTATATTAAATCTCCATTTATCTTTTTTGTAAACTGTACCTACTTCATTCAATAATTTTAACCCTATTCCTGCTCCTTGATAATCAGGTAAGATAACTAATCGATGAACTTTTTTTAAATTCTTAACTTTAGGATGTGGAAAGTGAAGTATGCTTATAAATCCCGCTATCTCATCGTTTACTGTTGCTATAAATACATTAGCGGCGTTATTATGTGAATGACTTAAATAATGGTGCTTAGCAAACATTTTCCAAATTGACTTATCTCCGTAATTGAATATTTCAAATTTAATTTCTGGTCTATTTTTTTTTTGCCCTTCAAAACTTTGAAAGGTCATTGTATCGGTATTAAATACCCAATCGGGGAGTAACCAATCTTGTACGTCAAAATGACAAGTAACTGCTATAAACTTTTTATTCGTCTTTCTAATTGCTTTCTGCATAGCAAAAGAACCGATTTGAGCCACGTTTCTATCTACTACGCTTGTAAATTCATCAAATACAAATAATTCGTTTTTTTCTAATATTGCACGTGCTAAATCAACTCGCATCTTTTGTCCATTACTTAAAACTGAATATGGCTTTAACCAACTCGGTGGGCTAGAAAAACCTACTGAATTAAAAGCTGATGTTATTTGTTCAACGCTACATTCTTTTGGCATATCGTCTAAAACACTTTCTGCATTATATTCATAAGAAGTAATATAAGCGTCTTCAAATAATTGTTTTGCTATTGTAGTTTTTCCTGTTCCGCTTTTTCCTACAATTAAACCTATTTGCCAATTATTAGGAATATCAATATCTCCTTTAAAATGTTCAATTACGTTTTCAGATTGTAAATCAAATTTACCAATCACTGAAGCAACTCTAAAAGTTTTAGTTGGCTTTACTTCTTTTACAATGTCAAAAGTCGGCATTCGTAACCCTCCTCAATTAATTTGTTATAACTATTTTCTTGATGTTCTTCGTCTTTACATACGATTTCAATACGATATAAATTATCTATTGTACTTGATAAATCTTTTAATTCAGTTTCATCATCTTTAAATATAGGTAAGTCTAAACCCCAATCTTCTAACTTCTCAGTGTCCCATTCATTTGCTAACATATCCCAGTCCCATTCTCCAAAACCTACATTATCTTTTATAATGAACTCGTCTTTCTGTTGCTCGGTTAGGTTATCTGCTTTGACAATAAACACTTCTTTCAGTCCTGCTTCTTTACACGCTTTTAAACGCATATTTCCACCCAAAACAATATTGTTTTCATCTACTACGATAGGCCTTAACTCAAGCATCTGTGGAAAGCCCTGTATAGACTTAACCAACTTTTTAAACTTATCGTCTTTAATTAAACGTGGGTTCTTTGGATTCGTCTTTACCTCGTTTATTTTTACTTTTTCTACTTTCATATTAGTTCAATGAGTAATTATAACTTCTATACTCTTCATAGTTTACCTCTTCCATATGGATTGTTTTAATCGTGTTATCATAAAACAACACATACTCAGCTTCAGCAATTGCCATAGTGAGTTTTAAGCTATTCCATACTTGTCTATGGAGTTCTGGGTTTATAACTACTAAGTAATAGTTCACTATGCAGTCTTTAGTCTTCAGTGTGTTCGTCTTTATATTGATTGTATACTTTCTTCAACTGATTAAGAATATCTCTCCAACAACTTGAGCAGCTTGTAGGTTCTCTGTTTATATTTAAAACTCTATTGTAAACTTTGAGTAGTTCGTGTTGATCGCTCGGTGCTATTTCAGCAGTATTCTTACCAAAGAAAGTATCTAATACATTATATTCGTCTTCATTTAGGCAGCTAATCTTTCTGTAAGGGAATAGTTCGTTTAGCTTCTTCTTACGCTCGTCACATCCGCAGTCCTCTCCAGCTATAAACTTTACTAACTTCTTAATACCTGTTTTCTTAAATACCTTTTCTAAAGTATCTCCTAAACCTTCAGCGACATCTTCTTTAATCTCGTTTACTAATTCTTGTGCTTCGTCTTTTAATAGGTCTACCACTTCGGTAACTACCTTTGGCTGTCTACCTCTTCTTTTCTTTTCCATTTCCTAATTCTTTAATCATTAATTCTAAATGTACTATTCTTTCTAAAAAGTGTTTTGCATCTAATAAGTTAACATTTTCGCCTTGCAAACTATGTGCAAATGATACATAGGCTAACTCCTTTTGGTTTTCTAAATACGCTTTTATCGTCTTCATTTGTTATCTATTAAGTTCATATATCTTTCTTTTAGTTGGTCAAATTCTTCCTGTAGCTTTTCGTGTTTCTGTAGCAACTGATAATACTTGTCTAACTGCTCAGTATAATTCTTACGCAATTCTGCTAAAGTTGTGTATGTATTTTCAGATTCTTTCATAATCGCCATTCAAATAATCTTCGTAGTCTTCTCCTACATTCTCAATCAAACGTTGCTTACAATGCTTTATAGTGTGAAATATAGACGTTACAGATATTTTAGTTAACGCAGATAACTCACGCATAGAATGATTGTTCTCTTTATATAACTTAAACAACATTGTATCGTACCAATGCCAGGAATCTATTTCCATATAAATCTTTAATTCAATATCGTTTTTAGCTTTCTCAATTCCGCTAACGTCAATATCCTTTATATCTAAGGCATCGTTTACAGTTACTTTTTCAATCTTAGATTTTTGCTTACAATAGTCTACATAAATATTACGCAGTACAAACCATATAAAACCTTGATTTACTTGTCCGTCTTTTATTATCTTCTCTGGGTTCGTGTATTTGTAGATTCTTAAATACATCTCCTGCACTATGTCTTCTGAGTATCGGTCTTCTCCAAAGGATTTAACTACCGATATAAAGTGCTTGTGGTGTTTTGCTACCGATGCTAACCACTCTGATGAACTTTCAGTTGTCTTCGTTTCTATACAATCGGCTAATAACATACACCCAAATTAAATCTATAACCTTATAAACATATTTCATTCTTCAGGATTTAGCCTTATAAAAGCCATACCATCGTACATATAATTTAAGAACCAATCACAAGTACGTCTTTTTATCCTGTAGGCTCTATGCATTTCGTCTTTTACTATCTTCCTACCCATATATCATACATAAAGATGCTCAAAGCTATCAAATTCAATGCACCAATTACTAAAAATATTACTGCTAAATTAAAATATTCCATCTTAAATGCTAACATACTTAGTCCTAACATAAAAAATGCTTGAATCAAAAGGTATATAAATATTATTTCTCGTTCCATAATCTCTCGTAATAATTTTGTTTCTGCAAAGATAGATTTTCTTTTGATAAATCAGATGGCTTTAAATAAGACGTTTTAATCGTACTTCTTTCTATTGGATATACTTTGCTATTACTATCAGTAGAAAGTGCCTTAGAAACGAGTAAAACAAGTATTACGCTAAATACAACAAACATTGTAGCGTGATAGATTTTTAGTTCTGTGCTTTTCATAGTTCTATTCCTCCATCTTTAGCCATCTCCCACAATTTATCACGCGCATCCTGTAACGCATTATATGCATCGTCGGTTATATTGTCTTCGTATTTAAGTCTCCCTCTTAAATATTGGTCGAACTCGTGAAGAACTACGCTCATATCTACTGCCTTGTTTACAAGATTGTATTCGTGTGCGTCTTCAGGTAGGTTAAATTCTAATATTGCTTTCATATCAGTCTCTATTATTCCAATTGTTTAACACATCTATAATTTCTTCCCAATCAATTTGGTCTCTCATCTGCGCTTCGATTGCGTTGCATTCTTCTTCTGAGAAAATATAAGGATAATAAATTCCTGTGATGCCGTTCCATTTCGCTCCTTGAATGCTTTCAAAGATAAACTCTGGGGTGTCAGTTGCTAAATCATAGCCGTAACTGTATTCGGCTTTAGCTGAGAATACCTCTATTACTCCTTTTGCATAGACGATTTCTAATTCAAACTCTTTCTGAGTTCCTGTAAAGTTTTGGATTTCTACTTTCATAATTTTTCTGTTTTGTTGGTTCAAATATATATTTAATTTTTAAAGTCTTTTATCTTTTGCTTATATTTTTCTATAATCTCCTTTAATTCTTCTCGTGTAAACTTTCGTGTTTTCATCGCATCAATGCTTAAACGCTCAAATTCTTCATATCCTAACTTAACTAAAAGATTTTCACGGTAAGGTAAAAGATTACCAGATAAAAACGAATTACAATACTCACATTGAAGATGTACATTACGCTCATCGAACCTTACGTTGAAGTGTCCACCTGCCGAATAGAAATGTCCTGCATTGCCTTTCTTAGGAGTTTTGCCGCAGCTCACGCATAAATTTCCTTCATCTCTTAACCTGATATACTTGTTAAATACTTGCTGCGCTACTTTCATTAAATCTTGCACAGTAGTTAGTTCGTCTTTTAGTATCTTCTTACGTTCTTTCCACGCTTGGCTTTTCTTCTGGGTAGTTTGTTCAATAGCACAACTTAACGAGCAGGTGCTTTGTGCAGTAGTGTATATCGGTGTAAATTCGTTTTTACATACTTTGCATTTCTTAGCTTTCATATTTTTATGGCATTATGTATAGAAATTAATGTATATGTCTTTTCAATCTTGTTATTATTTTCAAATTCTGTTTGTTTAGGCATTGAATTATCAGTAATCCAATTTGGTTTTATATCATTTATATTGAAAACAAATATTCCTTCTGGTGTTGAATTTATATAAAAAGCCTTGCAATTCATTTTGTTTAAACTATCATATTTAATTTTCTCTAACATCAAATTATCGTAGTGTTTATTTCTACATTTTAACTCAATTACGCATTTATATGTTGAACTAAAACAATCATAACTTGAAAATTTATCTTCGCTTTTTGTTAAATCGTATATATAATATTTTTTTAAATAATTAAATAATTGTTCTTCATTCATAACAACTCGTTTAATTCATTATTTTCTCGCTTTAATTTTAAATACTCTGTATGATATTGAGCAAGTCTTTTAATTAACTGCTTGTTCTCATCTTCCATAGCACTTAAAGTATCTCTGGTCTCACTCATCCATATTTCGTATTTCTCTAAGGTTTCTATTAAATCTTTTCTGTGTTCGTGTTTCTCTCGTAAATCGTGTAGAGAAAGTCGGATGCTTCCTATAATCGCATTTAAGGAAGTCTTAGCGTGTATTACATCAAATAAATTCATCTGTTTTGTTTTAAAGTCCACAATATCCAGAATCGCAATCTTGAAAGTCTTGATCAAATAAGTCTAATTGCAATCTGTGATTTTTAATTTTTTCGTAAGTTATTCCACTTTTAAAAGTACAGTTGTTTTTTTGTTCTTGCTCAATAAACCAATCAAATTGTTTACTTGCCTTCTCACTCATATACTTTAACATCAATTCGTTCCTATGAAAACATCCTACGCAATTGTTTCGATAAGCAAATCTTACAGGTTTATCTTCCCAATACTTTTCTATTTTATCTTTAAAAATAGCATCCTTAATTAAAGGAAATTCTACTTTTCTATATGGAAGTTCTTTCCATTTATTCCTTCCGTTTTTTTCTCCTACCTTAAACTTAAAACTTTCTATTCCTTCTACCGCTCTTTCAATCATAGTTTTTGCACGGCTCATTTCATTTGCTCTAAATCCAATTCTCATTTCTAAAGGAAGTTCAATATTTTCATAGCACCATTGAGCAATAGGTTCTACTTTCATTTTAGATGTACAAAAACGGGTCATTATATTTGGTAAGTACCCACCTGCTTTGTTAATTACATCTTCAAAAGTGGTATCACTTAACCATACTATTTCTTTGCCTATAAATTGTTCTAAATCAAGTATTGTGTAGATAATAGTATCTTCTTCTAAAGTTCCTATAAAATCGTGTCCTATTTTGTCGCTTACAATTTGTCTAATTTTCGCGTCAGGGAATAAACATTTTTTATCGTTCGTTCTTACTAAAGCAAATACATTGTAATCAGCAGGATAATTGGCTGCTATGTAACTCGATGTTTTACCACCACTTAAACTGTTTACTGTCTTCATATTAAAAAGGGAGTTTATCGTCAAAGTTCATATTATGTTCTAAAGGTTTTAATCCTTGCGCTTCTCTTATTATTGGGTTAACGGCATCAATGGTAAATCCTAATCCGTGATTATAGTAAAACATTAACGGAGAATTGCTCATCGTTTGTGTACCGCCTGTATCTTTGTCCTTTATTTTATCAATATCAATAAGTGTAAAATATTGCATTGATTCTAATTTAGTAAGTCTATGTACATTAATCCAATCGTCACACATATTAGCAAATATTTTTCCACCTTCAGCCATTGATTTATTAGGAATCATTGGTTGACCTTCCCATTCGTGACCTTTTGAATATTCACTTATTTTTCTTCCAGATGCAGTCACAGGATGCATTGATAGATATGCAGTCTTTTTATTAATCTTGCACCATCTTTTTAAGCTGCGTATAAATTTGATGTTGCTTTCATAATTCATATCGTGGTCTAACTGATTAAATGGGTCTATAAAATATCCATCTGCAGGTATTGATTCAAATTCTTTTAATAAGTCTTCTGGTTTATATTGTTGACGATTGTCAATAAAGAAAAAATAATCTTCTAAATAATCATTATACAAATCAATTTCTTCGTGCGACAAGTTTTTAAATGGTATGCCAGAATACATTTGCATTAAATCTCTTAATACTTGTCCTTTTGAATTCTCATCCATCCATATTCCCCATTTTAATTTATGATTTGTAGTCAAAGCTAACATATACCAAGTCATAAAATAAGTTTTTCCGACATTGTCTCCTCCAAGAATTCCATTATACTGACCTACTTTAAATCTTAAATGCTCATCTAACTTACATCCAATGCCTAAACCTTGTGCAATTTTCCCCTCTTTATAATCGTGCAAGTATTTTCTTGCGCTTCCGTTACTTAATACCATATTGCTCTTGTAATTTCTTAGCACGTTGTACTAATGGGTCAATACTTAAAGGTTGTTTAGTAAGTTCTGTCGAACTTTTTTCCCAAGTACGAATACAGGCTTTCCAATCTTTCATTTTATTCTTACCTACCATCCAACCTTTTGAATCGTAAAAGTCTATAAATTTATTTACATCTACGTTATTCTTTCTTTCATTGCAATATTCAGCAACTTGTAAAAATGTAGGTGCTATAAACATATTCTTTTCTCTTCTCTTCTCTTCTCTTATAGCATTGCTTTTGCTCTGCACTTGCAATGCATTTGCATCGCTCCATCTCTTTTTAGCGGCATTACTACGTTTTCCGCTTATATCATTAAACTCATTTAATTGTTTATCTAAGAATTTTATTGATATTTCTTCTTCATTTTTATCTACCATTCCTGCATCAATTAACTCTTGTAATATGTTTGCATTACGTCTGCAATACTTTTGCAATGCAAATGCATAACTAATGCATCCAAGTTTAAGCCAATAGCCAGAACATAGATTAATAAAACATACAATTGCTTCATCTGAACAAATTTGTATTTCTCCTTCTAACCACTCAGAAGGTTCGTGTTTATAGTACGGTAATTCTTTAGCCATCACTTCTCAGATTTGATTTGTTTTTGTATGTGATGTAATGCTCCTATTAACTCGTATAATCCACGCTCATCAATAAAAACAATCTTAACTGCATTCTCATCTGCAATTGCTATTTTGATAATATCGTAACTATGAATTTCAATTTGTAAACTTCTTTCGTTTACACAATCCAAAACGTACTTCATAAAATAAAATAAATAAAATAAAATAATAAAACCCTATCAAATCCAGAGCGTTCCACTTCTCTTTCATTGACAGGGTCAATAACTTTTTTAAGTTCTTATAGTGTGGAACGAGAACTATGTCACAAATATAATAAAAATTGGGACTAAAAAGGCAATCCAGAATTTTCGTTTCTAATCTTGTCCGAAGTATTCTCCATCTTTTTAAATGGTTCTTGAATCTTACCCGAGAAAAACTTACCTGCTTTCCCATCTTTAATCCATAGACTAATTTCTAATTCTCTTCCGTCTACGTTTATAGTTCCTCTATAGTCAGGATGCTTCTCGTTTTCTTTCTTGTTATTCTTAAAAATAACTGCCGTGTTCGTGTTGTCGTAACTCATTTTTACTTTTGTTTTTGATTATTATTATTTTTACTTTCTTTCATTTCGTAATATAAATCTTCTAATTTATGATTTAATATATACCATTCTTCTTTTGTAATATCTTCAGGAACCATTATTTCAAAAGATAAAGTATAATATTCAATTAATGTATCGTGGTTTATATAATGTTCTGATATTTTAAGACTACTTCTACTCATTTTACTTTGTTTTTAAATTATACTTTTTAATTGCTCGTAGTAGTTTCTACAAAGTTCTACTTTCTCTTTAATCTGTTCTATACATTGTTCGTCTCTTTCTACGATGAATCTTTTAATTCGTAGCTTGTTAGGAATATGGTCGAATGTGTGTTGGCTCTGTACCGCTTCACGCAAGTCTAAATCCTCATCTATTAATCCTGCTTTCCAATGCGCTCTGCGTACCTCATCTTCTACAATTTGGTGCGGGGTGTTCATTAAACAGTAAATTAATTCAGCTTTATCTAATCCTGTAAGAAACATATAACCTTGCAGTTGCCAAAAATAATCTTTATTCTTTAACTCAGTATCGAATAATGGAAACGTAGAACCATCCCAAGAGCATTTTATATCAGCAAGTAAGTCCTTTGTAATTACATCGGGTTCTCCCGTGAGCCATTCGTTATTATATCGTTCCGTGTTTTTAACTACAAACTCCCATCCGAAAAACTGACCTGCAAACTCTATCGCCTCATCTTCCATCTGTAAACCTTTATCTGTATATCTACTCCAAAACTCTTTAGCTATTCCCAACTCCTTTTCTTTAAAGTAATCTTGAATATAAGTCTTTGCAGTTTCAGATAGAACCTCTCCCTTTGTTCTGGGAGAAGTCATTATCTTACCTATTGCGCTACATCTAATTTTCATAACAATAACATTGCTTTGGTTTGTAACTCAGTTAATTCATATCCTTTCAAAGCATTCTTAAATTGTTCAGTAGTTAATTCTCCGTTTGATACTTTAGCAAGTCCAGATTCAAAACGTTCCTGAGGGAAAAATAACTTACTTACTGCTTCTCGTGCCGTGTTTCCATCGTCATCCACCGCCTGTAAACTTAAAAGCGTTTGTAAACTTCCTCTTCGGTAGTAAGTAATCGAAGCAATTAATTTCTGTGGGTCGGTAATCATTGGAAGAACTAAACTGCTTTCTATCTTGTCTCCGTTTTCAATGTCTATTATCTGAGTGCATACCTTGCCGTCTAAGATGGGTTGTAAGAGTATTAAACCGTGTTTTAATAGGATTGGTTCAGTAGCTTCTAAAATAGCGTTTAAATCAGCGTATTTTGATTTAAAGAAAGGATTGTTACTTCCTTTAGTAACTTTGCCGATTTCTTGTTTAGCTTTCCATAGTTTAGTGTAGATAGTTTCGCTTTTCGGTAGAACGTCTACCACTTCTTCTTTTTTCATAGTTATCTGTTTTTAATTGTTTACAAATATAATACTTTTAAACATATAGCATACCTTCAGCAGCTAATTTTTTTTTAATCAATCGTTCTAAATAAATTAAAGAGTTCTTTTCGTTCTCGCTTGAATCGTTTGAATAAGGTACGCTCAAGTCTATGCAGTTCATTATCTTATCAATCTTTTCTTTTAGCACATAATCAAATCCGTTATTTGCTTGTCTAACTACTTTTAAAGCGTGAATAACTGTGCTATGGTCTTTGTCAAAGAATCTTCCTGCTTTGCTCAGGTGCATATTTTCTATTGCTAACCAAACCATACCTAACTGCCGCCATTGCATTACTTCTCGTTTGCGTGATACTTGGCGCATATACTCCAGAGAAAAAGGACAAGCTATTAGAAAATCCTCAAAAACGAATCTTGTATTTTTAGGAAATGATTTCTTTGTGTCTGTAATTGATTGTATGTTATAATTCATTTTTTTGGTTTTATATATTTGATAAAGTAATCACATTCGCCTTTTTCGTTAGGGTTTATATCTGCGTATGTTTGCCAATATTTAGATGGTTCTGCCATATATCGGTAACACTCTTTTTTTAGTTTGCAAGTTTCATTTTTGCACATTGCTATATCTGGCATCTTACTCTGATTTAAAGGTTTCGTTGTAGTATTGTTCGGCATCTGCTGCTCCAATTCTTAAAGAACCGCTAATAACACCACTTGCAAATGCTAATTTTATATTCTCTTTCTCCATTTCTTTGGCTTGTTGAATAATAGCTTCTCTATCTGTTTTATCAGCAAATTTCCATTTAGCTGTATTGACCTGATCTATAAGCCATTCTACTGCTGTCTGTTTCATATCTCGTTTATATCTGTTATTAAACCTTTCCATAATTGGAATTTATCTTTAGCATCTGACTGAGTGTATGCACTTACAATTAAGTAACGTTCCTCCCATCTCTTTAGCTTTACCTTGTATGTTATTTTAAATCGTTTCATAGCTTTTTATTTCTGAGATTCTGTTAACTAATTGAGCGTTGTAATTATCCCAATATCTTTTTAAGTCTCCGTGTCTTACTCCGTTGTTAGGGATGAACTCGTTTTCTAATGTAGTAGGCTTTACGTGTTGGTTAAATGCCTCTGTTACTTTCTTAAATACATTCCGTGTTTTCATAATGACAATATTAGTTTGTGGTACTCTTTAATTAAATTATCTAATCTGTTTAGTGTTTCTTCTGAATAAACATCTGTGTTTGCTTGTCGCTCAATCTCCAATTGCTCAACGTACTTTGTTAAATCTTCTTTCATATCTCATCAAGGCTTTTAAGTTTATCAATCACTATCTGGTAGCTTCTCCATAATCTACCTAATCCACGTTGGCAGGTATCAATAACATTCTCTGAATGCTCGTGGAAGTTGTTAGGTATAGCTACCTCTGCATTGTACCGTAGCATATTATCTATTCGGTTCTGCATTCCTTCGCATAAGTAAAGCAATTCGTTTGCTTTTGCGTGAAGTTCTAAGGCTTCTTTAATCTGTTTTTTCATCTGTTTTGTATTAGTGTGCGTTACCGAGACGCACCCCTGATTGTTTATATTACTTTATTAATCCTAAATCTTGTTTCACTAAATATTGAATCGCGTCAACGTTAATTTCACTTGAAAAATTTTTGTTTCGAAAATTTCCATTTTTACAAGCGATTTTTTAAATTTTAAATTGTTATTCAATGCAATGATATAAACATTATCCCCGTTAACATCGAATTTCAATTTTTCAACTACCGCCCGCCCGCATATTGATTTATAATACTGAACGTTTTGTGACGTGTAAACCGCAGCAGTATTGATAATTAAGTTTGTTTGCAATAAATGTAATCTCGTTTTCATAACCTTTTTTTTAAATTTTTGCGCCTTATTGACCTTACAAATGTACGCAATTGTTTATAACTACCAAACTTTTACACAATTATTTTTACTTTTTTTTTTGATTTATTTTTGAAAGCCTTATAAACAAAGGGAAGTAGGATGTAAAAAAACAAAGGGAGAACATCTCTGAACTCCCTTTCTTACCTAAACAAAACAGATTGACTTTACGAAAAAAGTTTTACTAAGGTAGCTATTTTATATTACTACGAAGTTTAAATTGTAAATAACCAATGTAAGTTTTGTTATTAATAGTAAACTTCTTATTGCAAATCTTTCTATCTGAGCATTGCATTCTGTGTTGAATAGTTCCTGCCGCAGTTGTGTACATACTTTTATAGTGTGGCAATTTACCACAGTTAGGGCATTCAAACTTCTCTCCACCTCTCAATACCGCATAGTTTACTTTTTGCTTTGTATATGGTTCTAATTTGTGGTAAACCTTTTCAAGTACAATAACATCCATATCACAATACTCTACCATTCGCTTTAAAGCATCAGCATCTTTATTAAAAATGATAGCTTTCCACATATCCATACCTTCGTGCTTCAGCTTCGCACCAACCCCAAGAAATTTAGCAATATAATCTAACTTGTTTGAATTGAAATTAAACTGACTTTTAGCGTGTTTAAGCGTATCTATAGATTGATATTGAGGAAACATATCAACCTTATGTTTTAAACACCTTGTACGCAACCATTTTATATCGAATCTATCTCCATTATGCGCCACTATTTCATCTGCTTGATTTAATATTTTAACAAAATCTTTTAAAAGTTTTTTATCGCATTGGTTTTTATCCCAAGT